GAATATTTGGAAGATATTGTAAGGAATGGCAGACAACGTGCTGTAGAAGCACTAGCCATGCCAGAAAACACCGAAGAGGAAAAAGAAGCTAAGAGATTAGCGATCTTGAACTTGGGTGGAGAAGATAAAGCCAAAAAAATTGTAGCAGACACAAAAGTTTATGATATTCCTCCGCCGCAAGCGCCTTTGCCAGGAACGGAAGGTAAACTTGAATTCACCAAAAAACAATTTATTGGAACAGGTCTTGCAGCAAAAAGAAATGAAGAATTCTGGAACAAAAATTATGCTCCATATTACAATGATGACGGTACCAGAAAGACGGGCGTTGAACCTCCTGCAAGTGAACAAACTGCTCCCGCTCCAGTAGCGCCAACATCAGCAGCACCAGCATCAGCAGCACCAGCATCAGCATCTGCGCCGGCTCAGCCAGGTCGAATGGGTCAATTTAATCGCATGACTGGAGCATCTACAACTCCTGGAGTGACCGCTTCACCAGCACAAGCAGCACCAGCAGTGCCTGCAGCAGTTCCTGGAACAGGTTTGTCTTCTAGATTAAATGATGCAGTTAGTCAGAATCTGAATGTCAATTTGCCAATAACTAGAACCAGTAGTGGTCCAACTGTTGTCAATAATGTCAACAATGCTCAACAACGACAGATGCCACAAAAAATAGCAGATTTGAATACGATTGCTGTTAGAAATATAGATCCAACATTCATGCGACTAATTATGGACAACACAAGAGTCGTATAAACAAAAAACCCCGCACTAGGCGGGGTCGAACGAGGAGGATCAGTCCTGTTTAGTCTTCGTTTGCCAATTTGGAAAAGTAAGACATTTCATCATCATCAGCAGACACTTCAAAAGGTGCATCATCAGCAACAACTGGTTTCTTAGGACCAGAACGCATCTGTTCAACAGTAGTCTTTGCAGGCGCATCAGCACCACCAAGAACTTTATCCAAACGAGACTTCAGATCATCATAAGATTTGAATTCTTTATCTGAAACCATTTCACTCAGAGAGTGTTCGGATTTCCAAATCTTTTCGAGTTCTTCATCATCATCAAGAAGTGCAGAAGGTGACATGAATTCAGACTTGTCATAGTTCTGATAACCTGCAACCTTGGTGATCTTCAGCTTGAAGTTAGCACCTTTCCACAGATCAAAAGGATTGATTGCAGTCTCATCTTCAAACTGTGGGTTCATTGCTTCGGTGATCTTCTCGAAAATCTTTGCGCCGAAACGATACAGTTTTACTTTGCCTTCATTCTCAGGATGCTTTGGATCAGAAACAATGTACACGTTTGCCATGTAGTTGAGTTTACGTTTCTGTTTACGAACGATTTCTTTGTTCGCTTCGATGCCAGAATTCCACAGGCGACTATTGTGTTCACACACGGGGCACTGTTGATTCTTAGTGGTCAGACAGTTATCGATCAACCAACCGCCGGGACCCTGAAAACCGTGAGAGTAGATTTTGATCCAAGGCAGCCCATCATCACCATCAACTGCTGGTGCGGGAAGAAAACGGATCGTAGCCATGCCGTTGCCAGCTTTGTCTACTTCTGGTTTCCAGAAATTGTCTTTGTCGGATTTACCATCTGAAGAAGCGCTGAGTGCTTCAATGGCTTTAGTGAGTTTGTCCAGATTGCCGGACGATTTTTTCATGTTAGCAAAATTGCTCATTGTATTTCCTTTTTAAACGGATTATTAACGGATTATCCACACGATTCATAACAAAAACGGATTATAACATGATAAAGAAACCATGTCAATAGTATTTAGGCATATTCTTTGATTGCCTCTTTAAATGTTTCTTTATATTTCGATTCATCGTAATGAATGAATGGTGTGTATTTCTCACACTTTCTTTTCCAGGTGGGCCAAATAATTGTATCAGAAATCTTTTTGTTCCACATTTCAAAAAAGCCCATCATGTGATTTAGTATGGACAAAGTTTCGATGGTCACCGCACCTTGCATAGTCTCATTCAACAGTAAAGGATACTGACCATCTTTCACTTTAATCATGTCAGAACGGATAGAAACTTTGCCCATGAGGTACATTATATCTTCTTTGAATCGATAATTCAAGCTCTGGTTTCTTTTCTGCCACATCTTGTAGTTCTCTTCACCTTCTACACCAGTTATATCACCAATCCAGTTTACGTCTTTAACCAAGAAATTGGCAATATAGAAATTCATCAGCTCTTCGTTTCTATATTTTCTGGATAGTTTATAGAACGAATACTTGTCCTTTCGATTGGCGAAGTTTTGCTTAGTAACGTTTGACTTACCGTTATACCTAAAAAAATCGTAAGAATCAGAAGTAAAATGAAGTTTAATGGCATTGAATATGGCAAAGGCGGAGAAGCCAGAACCCTCTTCATACGTTAGAATCATAGTGGCAATTTAGCACTCTTCTTCAGCATGTTAAGTGATTCTGCCTCTTCTCTCAGTTTGCTTTTAAGAGAGTTTGAGATAAGGGTAGAAGCAACATCAATCTCCATACCAGTTTTTTCACATACGCTAACGATAGCGTCCATAATTGTACAATCTTCAGACTCAACCAATTCGATGATCTTGTTGCTGAATTCACTAATTTCATTTTTTGTAGGCATAATTATTTTTTCGCATAAAAGATGTGATTACCAATTTGTCGAACAACTTTAATGTTGGTCCAACCCGGATTAACATATACAGCATGGTAAAACATTGCTTGTGCTTTGGCAAGCTCATGGTGCAGAACCGATTCAGTTAGTGCGCGCCTGGCAATGTACAAGCATTCTTCCCATGCATATCGATTTTTAATTTCTGGTTTTTTCTCTTCACATGTCCAAGAGAATTGACAAGTAGAACCTGTTTTTTGATAAACAACTCCACAGATATCGGAGGGATAACGGTCACTATTCGCACGATTGATTGTTACTTGTGCAACGGCCAATTTACCTTCGTGTGATTCCATTGCAGCTTCATAGTAAAGATTTTTTGCCATGCAGATGATTTGTTTATTGAAATCACTTGATACTTGTGTTGCAATACTTGGTTTAGTTTGTGCTCCTGTTGTAGGTAAAACAAAAGTTAGTAAAACAATCAATAAAGTTTTTGAAAACTTCATTTTTTCTCCTTGTGTGTAAAGAGGCAGGCTGTTGCCCGCCTCCCCCTCATTTACGAATTCTTCTTAGAAAGAACTTTTGCAGCAGGTTCTGCGTGTGGTGTGAAATTGGAAACAAAACCATTCAAGGTTGAAGCCTTGGCGATAATGTCCGATTCTGAGGGGATTGTTGGAAGAGGTGGAAATTCCGGTGGAACTTCACCTTTAGCTTTCGCTGTATCGCACTTTACATTCCAGTCTTGCTGTAGACGGTCTTTCTGTGCTTGATAATCATCATATAACATGTCTCTTGCCATTTTTAGTAGTTCAAGACGAATTTCAAAAGGTGTCATGTTTGACATAATTTTCTCCTTGTGTTGTGTTGTGTAAAATAGTTGGTTATTCTGTTACGAGGAAACCAACCGAAACCCTAGTCAGCGTTTAGGCTGCCAATGCGAACTTTTCATCGTTTGCGTTTACTTTTTTTGCTTGATTTACGGTCATCGCCTACCGTGCTGTCCACTCTGTTACTCTTTGCCCTGTCGAAACCTAGTCACCCCCATCAGAAACATTCTGTTTAGTTCTTTCGATCCGTCCTCGTCAGGTAGGGATAGAATGCTTTTGGTGGAGGTGGGGAGAATCGAACTCCCGTCCAGAACACTTTTCTCTTTGCTTCATACAGCAATAAACTGTAGTATATCTCTTATTTATTTATTTGTCAAGAGTTTTTATGGTATAAATAGGTGTGGATCGCCAGACTCTCACCTCCGCATCCACTCTAACATTAAAGGGAATGTCAGCATGAATATTTATAGTTACTATGTTTACGCCTATCTTAGAAATGATGGAACACCATATTATATTGGAAAAGGCAAGAAAAAAAGATCACATTCAAAACATAAAAGTGTACCAGTACCAAAAGATAATAAATTCATAGTTATTTTAGAAAAAAATTTATCTGAACTTGGTGCTTTCGCCTTAGAAAGAAGATATATTCGATGGTATGGCAGAAAAGACAATAAAACAGGAATTTTAATAAACAGAACAGATGGAGGCGAAGGCGTTTCTGGTCGAAAAACTCCACAACATTTGAAAGATTATTATTCAAAAATATTCAGTGGTCGAAAAATTCCATATTTAAGAACAGAAACACATAACAAAAATCACAGCAATTTTATGATTGGAAATAAAAATGCTGTTGGTTCCAAAAGAAGTGACTTAAACAAAAAGTCGGTGTCATGTTTACATTGTCGTAAAGAATATAGTAGAGGACAATTTGCAAATCACACTAAGAGTTTTTCTTAAAATATTCAATTGCGCGAACTAATCCTTCAATGTGGTCCGAAGTTTTTTGTTGCATTACTATTGGTTTGTCGTTTTCTACAGCCATAATAATTACAAGAT